TGTCTAAAACCATTTAACTCCAGTTGTCTATATCCATGTTACTAGAAGTATACCCAGTAAAGCTAGGATTATAGTCATATCCTAATTCTGCAAAGCGTTCTTTTTGCATACGCCTAATTGCTCTCATTGGAAACCAACTAGCCATAACTATATCAGTTTTTGTACCTATTGTCTTGCTCTTATTTTTAGCAGAACTAAAATATACTAACTGACTCGTATATAAGTTTACCTTTTCTTGAGCTTCAAATCCTAAATACGGCAGATTAATTATCTTTTCTTGAAACATGGGTCTAATAGCAGTAACTCCAAATATTGGGTCGAACTTATTTGAATAAGTTTCATGTCCTTCTAAGAAGACACCGTGTGCAGATGCAAACTCCCTGATACTCTTATCTTGTCTTATAGCTTTCTGAAAACCGTTTTCCTCTATCACCCAATGACAACAGTTGTACTTATCCCACCATTTTTTTATGATACTCAATGCTTGAGGAATACCTCCACCTAAGTTGTTATCCATATCAATCATGTAAAGATTATTACCATTTGAATCATACGCCCACAAAAATGCAGCTTGATAACCAGTAGATGCAGGGTCTAATCCTGCAATAATTCTTACTCCTCTAGGAATATTTCCTATATCTCTTTTTTGGTCTCTACATGCTTCTATCTCTTCTCTATCAAATAGAGTTAATCCCTCAGGCATTGCTACGTTTAGATATACCATTTCATAAATAGCTCTACCACCAGTTGTGTCTGCTGCTTTTTTTCTATCCGTTAACCATTTGTATGTTCTCTTAGAACCCCACAGCATACAATCTACATGTTCAGTTTCATCCCACTCAGTTAACTTACATGCTGTATCGTGTGCCTCCTCAACGGTTGTCTCCCAACTCTCGTTTTCTAATAAGTGTGAATATAAATCATCCCAGTGCTGTCTTGAACCAATAACAACTAAAGCTGTGTGTTCCTCTTTACGACTTGATAATGTTGTAGTCCACCAGTTTCTTGTATTTTCTCTTGATGCAGGTTGCTGTGTAGAGGTGTGGTCTTCAATATCGTCTGCAATAATTATGTCACAGTCTCTTGATAAAATTTTGCCACCACGTCCTATACCCACCATTGTCGGACTTTTAATTCCAGTTATTGTCCTAGTTCCTACAGTAAAACCATTTTGAGACCATGACTTTCCTGTTTTAGTTTTAGGTTTGAATTTTGCTCCTGGTCCACATATCTCTTCTATTAACAACTCATTATTCTCCAACTGGTCAATAACAGAACCCATTGCATTTTTTGCAATCTCTTCGTTTCCTCCAACCCATAAAATTCTTATATTAGGGTTTTTACATATAAACCATATAGCAAAGTGAATTAACAAATCTGTTTTTCCGTGTCTAGGTGGAGACAGTATCATCTGTTGTTTTCCATGTTCTATGGCAGACATAATACTTTCTATCCATCTTTTATGAAAGTCTGGTGTTTCGTATGGATAACCTGTCTCTGTTCTAAAATATCTATCTCTAAATTCCTCAAAATCTTGCAGTGTTTTTTCTGCTACTTGAGGTAGTTTCCACTTATCTCTTTCTTTGTCAATTATTAAATCCTCTTGAAAAGCTTGGTACGCCATAGAGACGGCAGCTATTGTTGTGCCTAAGACAGTAGCGACTTCAGATATTGTATTTTTTTCTTCAAGTATCTCTTGAGCAAGACCTGATTCAATAATATCAGTATAAACTTTTCCACGCCTCGCACTGACATTCCTTTGCTCACTAGGTATTTCAAGTACATCGTCTTCTTGTTTCCATTCTTGTCCTAGTTTCTTTGCCCTCTTTTTCTGCATCTGGATACGGTTGGAACATCTCTCACTGCAAAATTTTCTCCTACCTTTTGGTAACGGTCTATGGCACCCTGCTGCGTAACAAAGTTTACTCTTTGTAACCACCTGCTTGTCTCTTCCTGTATTGTTTACATTGCTTATTAGTACACATGAGTATACCATCTTTTTGTACTACAAGTTCATTACGACACCCAGGACAGGGTACAGCGAAGGCTACTATTTCTTCGTCTTTCTCTTAGACGAATATCTTTTCTTCATTCCACTTTTTGTATACGGCATTTATACTCCTATATAAATTAGGTCGTACTGACATATTACCATTAACTTGAGAGCCGAAGGCTCGAAAAATTATTTATTGTATCTATGACTTGAGTTCTTTACTAATCCCCATGCGTGGGATGCTCCTTGTTTAGATTGACCAACTAATGGTCCAAACCCTGGTGCAAGAGATTTCTTCCGTGCAGCTTTTACTTTCTTTAGAACTCCGTGTTGTTTCTGTGCTTTACTAAATTGATTACTCACTCTCTGGTGAGGGTTCGTTTTCTTAGTTTCTTTTGCCATACTCGTATCTTAACAGAAGAATCCTACCAGGCAGCAAAAAAAAATTATTCATGAAAATCATGTCCATATTTATAATTACATATTGTGACGTGGGTACCTTTTTCATTAACGGTAGTGTCACATTCATAATCGTCTAATTCTTTCATTCTTCTTCTAAATACTGATTAGCCATATCTATCATACACTCAAAACAAGTTACACAAAATCCAACAGGTAGTATCCCAAAATATCCCTGTATATCTCCTGCATCAAGGTCTAACTCGCCACTACAAATGCTACACTCTTTTGCTAGTTTCATCACTCCTCCTCTACAGAACATCTAATACAGATAAAAGAACCTGGGTTGTCCCAAAATGGTTGCAGACAATTCTCACAATACTCTGTCTCTATGAAATGTTGATTGGTCATAAATTTTGATTATAACATAAAAGCAGGTTGGGAGTGTTAGTTGCCTAGCACTATGGTCTCACTACCCTACGTAGTTCGTCACCCAACCTACTCTTAATTAGTACAAACACAAGGAGTTCATACATCTATGTCTACTTGGTGAGGGCTGAACTTCTCGTTTGAAACAGGGAGTTCGTAGATTCGCACCTACTCTCACCAAGTACACATACTATATTTTACTATAGGATTACATTATATACTAGTTTTGTTTTATATGTGGAGATTCCATAGGAGGGTCACGCCTTGATGAAATTTTCTTGTAGGCGAAAGGAGGAAACTCCTACATTAACGCAACCCTCTATTCCTAATCATACACAGAGATTTTCTTTTCTGCTATAGTATCCATAGAAACAAATATTTTTATATAGTATCTTGTTACAAGTAAAGGTGCCATCGAGGGGCAGAAAGCTTAGGATAGGTAAGACTATAACGCAGGAACGCAAACTAAGTACTCAAGGACAAGAAAACAATAAAAGTCAGAAAACAGTAGCTTTTTAGAGCCAGTAGCTCGTTATATCGAAATCACCCCTACACGGTACTGTCTATAAAGGTTTACCTATTAGCTAAATACCTATTAAATGCATACAATTTAACAGTATTTCTCTAGAGGATAGACAAGTATAAGAGAGGGTAGCTCGGTTGAACCTGCCCGTTTTTCCGATTATCTTTGCTTTATCCAGTCTGTTCAAGTTTTGTTCTGCTCTGTCTCCTGTATGTTCGTGCCTGTACCTGTTCTGTTAGTTTCTGTAGACCTTTATGCATGTCTAGAAAAATCAAAACACCCTGTAACCTTTTTAATCTCCTTTGGCTCTAAGTACTATGAAACAACAAGGAGCGATAATGAAAACTGGTAAAAATTACCAAAATCAGTTAGTAGCTAAGAACCCTTTACACTTGGCACATGTTGAGGAATCTAGCAAAAAGTCTGAGGAGTATTTAGAAGACTTTGCCCAGTGGTGCATAGACTTAATCGAGTTTAAAGGATTAGGTAACCGTACAAACACTGGTCAAGGGATTCAAGTACATATCTCAAACACTAGAGGAAACGGTCAGGGTAACAACGCAATTGGCTACTGTTACCACACTTCAACCAGTGAGGGAGACAAAAGAGCTATCGAAATAAGCAGAGATATTTCCGATACGTATCAAGCTCTTATGGTCACTGCTCATGAAGTGGCACACGCTATGACCACAGAGGATACAGGTCACGAGGGAGAATTTATCTCTATCGTGGGAGGTCAAAAGAATAGGAGAGAAAATAGCTTATTCAAAATGAACGGTATCCCAACAGCAACGGAGGTCAGCCCTTACTTCAAGGAACTGGTCAGAGGGTGGATAGTTGCAAACGGTACGTACAACCACGTAGCGTATGCCAGTCACCCAAAAAGTAAGAGCAGAACCTGTTCTGTCTACTGCCTTGATGTGAATTGTGCAGGTGCAACAAAATCGACTAAGGGTAGAGGGTTTGGAATGGTGTTCCGAGTCTCAACAACTCTAGCCATGAAGTTAACTCTTTCATGCCCATCATGTGGTGGTAGAACTTACGCAGACATTAAGTAAGTCTGTAACTAGTACACAGGTCATCGTACGAACGGTGACCTGAATACTACTTACAAGAGTAGTAATAATAAGGAGGAAACGAAATGGATGATTACACGAAAGCAGTAGAAATAGTAGTTACTAAAACATTTACCTACAAGGTTGATGGGCTTAGTCCAAATGAAGCATGGGATATAGTGAACAGAGACGATGTCACATTGAACGTTGCATTAGAATGTGAGGGACTTGATTACGAAATAGACACTATAAATATAGAGGCTAAAGAAATTAAGTAACTAGTACATATAATATAGGTGGCTGTACAAACAGCCACCAAAAGGGAGGAAAGAAATGATAGAAATTAAATTAGGAAAGAATAGGACTGTAACGCACAAAGTTACAACAGTAACTAAAGATAATGTGAAAGAGTTAGTTAAAGAATATAATAAGTAACTAGTACATAGGTCATTGTACAAACAGTGACCTAAGTACTACTTATAGAAATAAAAAAAGGTGTAACCTTTTGAAACTAAGAGTAGTCAAAGTAGAAACAAGGAGGAAAGAAGATGAACGATTATATATACGAGAGCGATGTAGAAGAAATGAATGACCATATCTTATTAGTAAATCTGAATACTATAAAGAATGAGATTGCAAAGAGAAAGCAAGACCAATGTAATAAATTTTATAGTGGTCAAGCTGTTGCAGTAACTACCAACAATGGAAATACTTATCCTGCGAGGGTAGTCGGAATCAACAAAGCAAGTATAAAAGTATGGTACACAACTGATAAAGAGTACAACCCAGTGGGTGTAAGCTTCAAACTCATATCATCTGACCATATAAAAGGTGGGTATGTTAGGTCAGCAATGCCGAGTGCTTGGAAGTAATTAGTATACAGGTCACAGTACAAACAGTGACCTGAATACTACTTATAAAAGATGAGTAGTAATAACAAGGAGGAAAGAAGATGAGTAAAACTAAAAAGACCAAAAAACTAACAAACGCATATGTTCTAGTAATAGAAGATTTACGACAAGTTGGGGAATTACGATATGAAAATTCTAATCTAGTTGATGATAAAAACTTACACAAGGAAGTGATACGAGATTTGGAATTTCGTTTACAAGGATTTGGTTTTAACTTTAGAAAGTAACTAGTACATAGGTCATTGTACAAACAGTGACCTAAGTACTACTTATA